ATCAAACTTATTACAAAATTAAAACAAAACCCGCCAAAAAATAGAGTAATAGTTACTGGTGGGGCATCTGCCGTAGGTTCATCTACAGGATATGATAATAATGCATTGGCTAAACGTAGATCAGTTAATTTTATTAATGCATTAAAACAATTTGGAATTGATACACAAAATTTTGTTATAGGTACTCCTATTGTCGGAAAAGCAACTGTTAAAGATTCAAATGAAGCATATGCCGAACAATTTGTTAAAATACAGTCAAAGCCAAAAGATAAAATTGAATCTGCAATTGATAATACTTCGATGGTAAAGCCTCAAAAATATGGAGCAATACAAAATAATTATAAAAGTATCAATATACCTAAAGATAGATATAACGAAGTCATTGGTATTTTGAAAAAAAATGGTATAAATTTTAATTAAAATTTTTGTATATAGGGCCAATACTAGAACTAGTATTTCAAATAGGACCTTATTATATATCAATATTAATTATATTTATTATAAGAGTATATTAATAGAGGTACAATAGAGGAACCTTTTACTGGACCAAAAGTTACAAAAAAAAATTGATAAAAAAAAGTAATATTGAGATATTTTTTATTAAAAAATAAATTTTTCAAATATACTATATTTATAATAAAGAAAATAAATTAAAAAAAAATAAAGAATTAACAAAATGGCTGATTTATTAATGAAAATGCCGGTTCCGTTTGAACCAAAAAGACAAAATAGATTTATATTAAGATTCCCCTCTTCACTAGGAATAAATGAATGGTATGTTACATCAGCAAAAAGACCAAGCGCAACTATTAAAGATGTTGAAATACCTTTCTTAAATACTTCAACATATGTCGCTGGAAGATTTCTTTGGGAAGCTATTGATGTTACATTCAAAGATCCAATCGGTCCTTCAGCTTCTCAAGCACTTATGGAATGGTTTCGTTTACATGCCGAGTCAGTTACTGGACGTATGGGATATGCCGCAGGATATAAGAAAGATGTTGAATTGGAAATGTTAGATCCAACAGGAGTGGTTGTTGAAAAATGGATTCTTCAAGGAACTTTCTTAACTAAGTTAAATTTTGGTGATTTAGATTACTCAAGAGATGATTTAGCAACAATTCAAGCTACTCTTCGAATGGATCGTTGTATACAGATATATTAGTAATTAACTGATTATCAAATAGTTACAGAAAATGGATTGAAAAAAAACATCTATCCATTTACAATGTTGTTAAATTTCCATATATTTATATTAAAAATATAAGTATATGGAAATTTTTATATGTAAAATATGTGGAAAAGAGTTTGATAAATTAATAGGATTAAGAAGCCATTGTAGTCAGAAACATTATATGTCGTCTGAAAAAGTTTATATTGAATATATTCTAAATGGTAATATACCAAAATGTCAATGCGGATGTGGTAAAAACACTAATTTTATATCGATAAGGAAAGGATTTTCTAAATTTATTCAATCACATCATAATAGAGTTCCAGGAAAAAATAATTTTCATAAAAACCCAGAAACGCACAAAAAGGCTCTTGCAACTCAAAAAGAAAATTGGAAATTAGGTAAATATAAAGGATGGTGGGAAAATGATAATGAAGAAACTAAGGTAAAAATTGAAGGAATAAAAGAAAAACTTAGGAATAATAAAGAACGAGGAATAAAAATATCAAATAGTTTGACTGGTATTCCTAAAACTGATATAACAAAAATAAACTCATCAAATACTCAAAAAGAAAGGTATAAAAATAATCCTGAATTGATATTAAATTTATCAAGAAAAAGATTAAAATGGATGCAAGATAATTCGAAAGTTAAAACGTCTAAGCTGGAAGATAAATTTAAAATAATTTTAAATGAAATAGGATTAGTTAAAGATATTGATTATTTTCATAATCATTTAATTGAATCGATAAAAACTTTTTTTGATTTTTATGTTCCAATAAAAAAAATAATGATTGAGGTTGACGGTGATTTTTATCATTGTAATCCAAATACGGTGTATAAAACTCCTAGATATGAAATTCAAAAGAAAAATATAATCAATGATAAAAGAAAAGACACGTGGTGTATTAATCATAACATAATTCTTTTAAGATATTGGGAAAAAGACATAAACGAAAGACCCGAATGGGTAATTAATGATTTAAAATCAAAATTATTATAGTTATATTTAAATAAAAAAGACTATGGAACAACAATTTACAATTGACCCAAACATCGCGTATGATGTTATTGAGTTACCAAGTAGAGGGATTTATTATCCGAATAAGAAAAAGTCTGTTAAAGTGGCATATCTTACTGCCGCAGACGAAAACGTATTATCATCACCAAGTTTAATCGCAACAAATAAAGTTATCGATGAATTATTAAGAAGAAAAGTATTGGATAGAGATATTGATACTGATGATATCGTTGAAGAAGATAGACAAGCAATTTTAATGTTTTTAAGAAATACCGCATTTGGTACTGAATATACTATTAACGCTATTGATCCGAAAACTAATTTAAATTTTGAATTTAAAACTGATTTATCTTCAATAAAAATAAAAGACTTTGATTTAAAAGAAGATAGTAATGGTGAATATTCATATTATATGGAAAAAAGTCAAGCAACCGTTACATTTAATTTTTTAAATAAAAATCAAGTTGATACGATTGAATCAATCGCTGAAACATGGAATGGAACAGGATTTCCACCAATAATCACTAGACGATTAGAAATGATGATTAAGTCGGTTAATGGAAATAGAGATCAAATGGAAATAAGAAATTTCATTCAAAATTTACATATAAAAGATTCGCAAGATTTCAGAAAATTTGTCAATAAAAATAAACCAGGAATTGATTTAATTCAAACAGTAAATACCCCGTCAGGAGATACAATCCAAGTTGAAATTGGTTTCGGGGTCGAGTTTTTTCGCCCTTTCTACGGACTATAAAAAAAATCAATTAGACGAGTTTTTATTTCTTATAAAGAGAGGATTTAGTTATGGTGATATTCTATCTATGCCTGTTTATTTAAGACGATATTATGTTGATTATATTATTGAACTAAAAAATAAAAACTAATCTATTTATTATAATAAACTATAAAATTTATGGAAAGTACTTTAGATCCTGGAGCTATAAAAGATTTAACTAAAGAAATAAAAACTCTTCACGAAACAATTGGATCATCAAAAGGTTCATCATGGTCGTCAAAAGGTTCGGAATCCATTATTGATGCTGTGGCAAAGAAGAATCCGATTTTAGCAACAGTGACAACCGCGGCTAAGGCACTTAGTTCATTTGCTAGTACAGTACTTAATGTCACTAATGACTTATATAAAGCGGGTATAACTCAAACCAGTGGATATTCAGAAGAAAGAGCCTTTGGAGGTACAAAGGCTCTTTCAATGTTATCTGACATATTTAAGGGTGATTTTAAATCGATAGGTGAATTATATAGTCAAATATTATATCAATTACAAGATGAGTCAAAGCTTAGAACTAAAATTAATGAAGAAATTGGTTTAACGGGTAAGTTATCTGAAGATGTAAGAAGAAGTATTATTAACGCTTCTCCCGCAGTTGCTCAAATGGGTTTTGACATGGAAAAATTGTCCGAATTTTATACCCAAATGATTGAAAAATCTGGAAGATTTAATATTATAAATAAAGAAATACTTGAAAGAACGGCTCAAGTTTCAAGAGCATTTGTTGGCGATTTATCCCAAATGCCCGAAATAATGAGTAATTTTGAAAAAATAGGTTTTGGAGCATCAGATACGCTTGAGTACATTAATGAATCAGGTAAAAGATCGATGGAATTAGGTGTAAGATCTAGAAGAATAATTGCAGATATGACCAGAGATTTAGAAAGATTGAATCAGTTTGGATTTAAAAATGGTGTTCAAGGTTTAATGGAAATGGAAAAAAGGGCAATTGAATTTAGAACGAGCATAACCGAAGTATTTAATCTTGCCGATAAACTTTTTGACCCTGATAATGCAATTGAGTTGTCGGCTAATTTATCTATAATAGGTGGTGAACTTGGGGCGTTTAGAGATCCGTTAAAACTTATGTATATGGCTGTAAATGATGTTGGTGGTCTACAAGACGCTTTAATCGGAGCGGCAAAGGGTCTTGCGACATACAACACAGAACAAGGACGATTTGAAATTACAGGTATTAACCTTAGAAAGGCTAAGGCGATGGCAGAAGCTTTAAACATTGATTATAAAGAATTTACTAAAAGTGCAATTGCGGGGGCAGAAAGGGCTCAAGCAACTATGGCGTTATTATCGACAGGACTTAAAATGAGCGACGATGATAGAGAATTTATCACTAACATGTCCCAAATGGAAAAGGGCGAAATGGTTATTAGGATTCCCGAATCATTGGCAGAAAAACTTACAAAAGATATGGGTCAAAAAATTGAAACAGCTATTCCGTTAAGTGCAATGACGGACAGTTTAAGAAAAGAACTTATTGATAATAAAAATGCGATTAAAGGGATGGAGGCTAAAGACATTGCGATGGAGCAATTAAATGTCCAAGGTAAAATTGAGAGAAATTTAATGGCGATAGCGGCAGTTGCAAAAATAAGATTATCACAAGTTTTAAAAGACACAACAGTTCCACTTTCAACAAAGATGGAAGCAACTGCAGGACTACTTGGAAAAACAGTAGACGAACTTACGACGACTAAAGGAGGTAAATTAGACTTATTACCTGGTACTGAAAAATTTATTACAGATTTAGGTAAAAAAATGAATATGGGTGGCATAGTAGGTATGGAAGAAACACAAAGATCAGTTGCCGGATTTCTTAAAAATGTTAAAACTGTAAAAGATGCAGAAGCGGAGTCTAAAAAAACTGTAATAGAAAATAGATTTACATTTGGAAGTTCATCATTATATGATGGTTTAACTAGATTCATATATAGAAATCCTGATACGTGGGGAGATTTATATGGAATAAATAGAAACGATAGGAGAAGTTTTCTTTATAATAGTGGACGTGGTTTTTAATAATAAGCTATTTATAATAAAAAGAAACCGATGCCAACGAATTTAGATTTTAATAGCTCAAAAAAATTTAGGGATAAGATTTTATCTAAGACTTTACCTGTTGAAAATGGACCGTTATCACAAACCGCGGACACATACAGGATTAATAATACTACTGATTATTCAAATATTGATCAACCTCCTGTTGATGCCGATTTAACTTATAATGGGCAATATATTATTCAGAACAATAAACTAATTCAAACATCACAAGTTAATCTTTTTAAACCTAATGAATATTTTATAACCGAAGAATTAAAAACGTTACCAAGACGAGCTAATTTATCGTTATATCCTTATTTTACGTCAAGTAGTCATTCGTATATCGGTATTCTTACTAACGATAATTTTGTTACCGAATCAGAATTAATGAAATTCGCTGCTTGGAACATTAAAGAAAATTCATCAGGGCCGTTTTTTTCTAGAGTACAACAAAATTTAGAGGCATCAACTATAGGTCGTATAAGACTAATTGACGCTTTAAATGGAAACACCGCAACCGCAGTTAATATTGTAACGGGAAAAGAAGCATTAATTGAATCTAATAATAAAATTAGTGTTTCAAAAACCGTTGCGGGTAAAGGCGTTGATTTTCTTAAAACAGTAACTGGAGTTGAATTTCCTTGGTCAGAAATTCCAGGAGATTATCTATCAAATCCTGAAAATCCAATAAATAATAGACGACAAGCCAAAACAGAAGCTGGTAAAATATTTCAAGATGTTACAGGCGCTTTAGGATCGTTAATTGGTATTCAAAGAAATCCAAAACATGAAAGAAAACCGTCAGATTTATTTATTGAGTATATGGGGTCGGGTCAAAAACAAATGTTGTATGATAATTTATCCTATTCAAAATACGCCCCAAATTATACAACAACGGCAAGATCTCAGAATTCTTCGAAAGTATTTAATTTTGTCGACTCTATATCACAAAACATAAATAAAGCGTTTGGATTAGAGGCCCCCGAAGGAATGGCATATATTGGTGATGACAGGGGTAATGATGTTAAATATGCAATGAGCGATTTTAACGATAGACCCGTTAGAAGTCCATATTATTTAAGTTTATTGTTCGATCCTATTCAAACAAAATTATTTCAAAGACAAAAAAATATATCAGAAGGAGGATCAATTGGAGGTGCATTAACTTGGATTAGTTCAAATTCTAAAAACAAATTAGGTGCTAACAATAAGGAATGGAGTAATCAAAAGGGTGGATTTGAAGATACAAAATCATCTAATAATTCATTTAGAGAAGATTCAATTTTAGGGTATACGCAAGAAATTCTTGACACATTACCTGCAAATGGCAGCGAAATGCGTTCACACGTGGCTAATGTTATTGATCAGACAAGTAGAATTTTTAAAGATGGTGATATATTACTATCAAGAGGTTCGGCCATTCAATATGTCGATAAAATTGGACAAGGAACAGGCGTGGAATATTGCCGTGTATGGACTAAAGATAGATCATATATGAATTATTCCGACACAATGAAAAGAACCGCAAACATAAGAAAGTTTGATGGTAGTGTTTTAGGTGGTCAAAGTAGACCATGGAATATTAATATCGCCCCAATGTCTGATGGTACGAAAAATAATAAATTTCCTGGATCAACTAATATTGTACAAGGGGCCGATGGATTTTATGCTAAAAAATATATGTTTTCGATTGAAAACCTAGCGTGGAAATCATCAAACATTCCTGGTTTCACTTATAATGATTTACCATATTGCGAAAGAGGAAATAACGGTGGACGTGTTATGTGGTTTCCTCCATATGATTTGAAAGTTCAAGAAACCAATTCAGCAAAATGGGATTCAAACGTGTTTTTAGGTAGACCAGAACCGATTTATACGTATCAAAATACTGAAAGATATGGAACAGTTAGTTTTAAAGTTATTGTTGATCATCCAAGCATATTAAATTTACTAGTTAAAGATCATTTTAAAGGTATGTCAGATGAGGATGCCGATAATTATATTAATGCGTTTTTTGCTGGATGCGAAGAAATTGATTTTTACGATTTAATACAAAGATATTCGTCAATAACGCCAGATGATATAACTCTGATTTTAGATTATCTTAATAAGGGAAAAGACGTTAATGGTATTGAAAATAAAACATTCGAATTAAGAACAAAAGAAGTTGAACAACCGCCAATTACAGAATCAACCGGAAATGTGTCAACCGCAAATGTGTCAACCGCAAATGTGTCGACAGAACCGAAAAAAATGTTAGACGTTTCTTTAAAATTCTTAAATGATGAACCTGAAAAAAATGGTAATCCAAAAAATACAGTGTCTCCTTCAACATATAAGGCGTATTATGATAAAATTACAAGAGACGGTTTTAAAGACGATCAAATCAAACAATTATCCAAAGTTACTAGCGATATTGTTAATGTTGTAGACATATCTACTAAATATACATCAAGAGATAGAAATAACGACTTAAAAAATTTATTTAATAAAACGGGTATATACGCTGAAGATATTCCTGGATTAATGACTGAGCAAAATAATAGACTAGGAATAATCATTGAAAAGGCAAAATCTGATTATACCGATTTTAAAAATAATTTAAAAATAATACAAGAAGACATTAATAGTGGTAATGTTGAAGAAATAACAATACATTTACTTTCGTCAACATCTGCAATTGCAGATAATGACTATAATCATTATTTATCAATAAGAAGAAGCCATAGTGTTTTACTGGAAATATTCGATAACTTATGTGTGAATGGTAAAACCCCTCCAAATAAATGGTCTTATAATGAAAATAACGGTACAAATATTGATGTTGAATATGATTTCAATGAACTGGGATTTACCGATAAAATTGGAAAATTAAAAGTAACAACAAGAAATGAGGGTGAAGGATATTCATTATCACAAAATACCATATGTGGTCAATATAATTTTGTCAACAAAGATTTAAGAAAATTAGCACCAGTTGCATTTGAGTGTAGGCAAACACAAGTTAGTATTTTATATACTAAAAAAACTCAAAAAGTACAAAATATTCCTCCGCCTCCAACGACAAATAATCCAACGCCTCTTTATGAGATGATACCAACCGAAGGATTTAATGGTAAAAGAAGAAGGCCCCCAATCGATGCTATGAAAAATATCATAATGAAAACATTATCGGAATGTCACTATTTCAAAAAATTAGAAGAAACAGACCCTGTAGTGTTTAGTTCACTAAAGGAAAAATTTAAATATTTTCATCCATCATTCCATTCAATGACACCTGAAGGATTAAATTCAAGATTAACGTTTTTATTACAATGCGTTAGACCTGGAGACACTATACCCGTTAAGGGAGTAGATAGTAGTTTGGATTTTAAAGCCAGAAATACGTCTTTTGGCCCACCACCTATTTGTGTTTTAAGAGTTGGGGATTTTTATCATTCAAAAATAATAATTAAAGATGTTACCATTAATTATGAAGACACTGTTTGGGATATGAATCCTGAAGGTATTGGTATTCAACCCATGATTGCTAATGTCACATTACAAGTGTACTTCATTGGCGGTCAAGGATTAGAGAAACCTGTAGATCAATTACAAAACGCACTATCATCTAATTTCTTTGCAAATACTGAAATGTACGATCCACGTTCAATCCGAACTAACGAATATATTGGAGGCCAGGAATATGAGAAATTTACTGAAGATTTTTTGAATAAAATAAATGATGATTATAAAAAAGGAATTAGATATGTAGAGCCTAATGTTCCTGAAAAAACAACAACAGATGTATATATAGGTACACTTACAAATAATAATGGAATTAATTACGATCAAATAGTTGAAAATATATTTGATAAAACTAAAAAATATGTTAGCCAATATCAAGAATTATATAATAAAACTCTTAGTAATTACGGTAAAAACATATCGTCAATTTTCTTATCACCAAAATATAGAATTATTAATGAATACGATGTTTATACAACAACAACAACAACAAAAACCATAAATTTATTTGGGTTATATGGTAATAATGGCGAGTTATTTAATCTTGCCAATAAACTTCAAGATAAATTACTATATACGTTAAATAACGATACTTTAAATATTTTAGAAATGTTCGGGTTTGATAAGATAATTCCAACAAATGCCGATAGTAAGGCGACTAGGTATTTAAAAGACTATTTAACTATTTTCATTAAAGACACCATAGACAAAATTAAATTAAATCAAGATATTAAAGATTTTGAAGAAGTTAGGGATGATTTGATAATTAATTTCGATAGGGTAAATTTCATAGTTAATCATGGATATGACGCTAAATTAAGTAAAGACGATGAAACTAAAGCGACAAAAGCGGAATTATCAGGATTTACATACAATATGATTTATAAGGAATATTCAAGTTGTATAGATTATATAGAAAAAAATAGTTCAAAATTCTATACAGATATAGAAACTACTATAAATTACGATAATCCTGTTGAAATTATAAGTAATAATGATTTTAAAAAAATAATATCAGAATTATTATATAGTGTTAATGGCACCACATTTATGAAAGAAGTTTTTAGTAAAGACGAAAAAACATTTGATGATAGATTAATTGAAAAATTAACAAAAACATATAATAAATTTGTTGATAAAATAGAACCAAAGAAATTTAAAAATAGTAAATTTGTATCAAACAATAAAACAAAATTAGAGTTTGGGATTACTGAATCGGACGCCGACACATCAATTATTGAAGAACTCAAAAAATTAAACACTTCACCTAATAGCGTAACAAATAAATTAAATTTTTATAGGAAATAATGAGCAGAGATTATTACGATAGATATCAATTCTTTGTCCAAGACGGGGAATTTAAAATAGTACCCGGAATTGAAATTCCAATTAAGGGTACTGATAGGTACATGCAATATACTAGGGGTAAAGATAGACTAGATAAGTTATCACAAGAATATTATAATTCACCAACATTTGGATGGTTAATTATGTTGGCCAATCCTGGATCAGGTACGAATGAATTTGAAATACCTAATAATTTTTTATTAAGAATACCTTTTCCATTAATTAACACTTTACAAGATTACCGAAGAGGTGTAGAATTGTATAAATTATATTATGGCGATTAAAAATACAAACAGTAATGAAAAGATTTTAGTTAAAGTAGATCAAAATAATCTTGTTTATGTTGATCCAAATAGCGTAATAAAAGACGGAATTGTTGAACCTAGAAATATAGATCAAGAAAAACTTGTAATGTATGTTAACTTGGAGGCCGATCTTGTGCCAAGGAGTTATTTATTATCAGACACTAATAACACGAGATTTGTATCAATTGTAAGTAGAACATTTAACTTATTAGCGCCACAAAATGGAACTGATTTAGATACAAGTTGGACAGACGCATATAACCCTAAACCAAAAAAAAACAAAGATACAACTTTAACTTTTGATAGAAATGATTTCCATGATAGTACAGGACAAGCATTTGGTATCGAAAGTATTAATGTTACCATAAAGGGAACTAATTTTATTCCTCAAATAACTATTAATTTTATAGATGTTAGGGGTAAAACATTATTTGAACAACCTAGTGATTCTCCATATAACACGTTTTTTCATTTACCGTGGCCAATATTTTATTTAACCATTAAAGGATACTATGGTAAAGCTATTAAGTACAGGTTACATTTAATAAAATTTACCGCCAAATACAATGATAGTAACGGTAATTTTGACATCGCAACAAGTTTTGTTGGATCAACTTTTGCTTATTTAAGTGACATACCACTTAATGCCATTATTAACGCGCCTTATTTATATGCGTCCAAGACTGAAAATCCTATAACGTTCAACGAGAAAAAAGGAACGCATATACAGGAATTAAAGAGATCGTCAAAAGGATATATGATGTTAAAATCGGTTTATGCCGAAATGAAACAAAAAAATATTATTCCTGAAGATTTTCCTGTATTAACATTAAAGGAGTTAGAAATGAAGGCGCAATCACTTGATAAAACTTTAGAAAAAACAATATTCGATCAAGTTATTGATCCGAAAATTTTATCATTGATGGATAGGTATAATAACGCAAGTATTGATTTAATTAAAAGTGTTGAAGGGTGGATTAGTAATTATATCAGACCAATTAGTGATGTAAAATTACCGATTGATCAAAAAGAACAAGAAATTTTCTTTTTTATTATACAACAACATGGGTTAAGTACAATTCATTTAGTTGACGAAAACAAGCCAGGATCATTAGCGTATATTCTTAAAGAAAAGGGTGACATTTTAACAAAATTAGCTCAACAAATTAATACCGCTCAAATGTCAACAGTCAATCGTAGAATTAAACCTAATTTTAAAATTAAAACATTACAAGGTATTAATAGGTATTATGTTAAAACGTTTAATGAAAATAGACAAGGGGAAGAATATGGTATTATAAGAGATAGTATATTAAGTGATGTATATGATATTCAAAACGAATTTTACATTGAGTCAGGTAAAATTGTTAAAATTCTTGAAAGAGAAATAAATAAAATAGTAAAAAATAAAGATTTAGGATTAGGTTTTGATCCGACAATAAGGAATCTTTTCGCAATTTTAATGGCAAATGCGGATGTTTTTGTACGAATGACAAAAGATATTCATTTAAGAGCGGTTAATGCCGGAACATTAAGAAAAGAAAAATTAATGCCGTTTAATAAGCACGAAACTAAGGACGGCAATTGTATTTATCCTTGGCCTGAAATAAAAAAAGAAGTCCCTGGTAGTAGAACTCAAATTATTGCATACCCAGGCGATTTACAATTAAGAAAGGTTCTAGAATCGTATAATAAAATTAAATGGCCAGAAGTTGATTTTATTGAACAATATATAAAATTTTCCACAAAAGTGACTGGCATGGAAAAAATTGATTATTTTTTTGAAGGAAACGATGAAAAAAAATATTTGAAAAGTATTAGTACTATTTTTGATTCATTAAATACGATACCATATGCCACTAGAACATTGGCTCCGTTCTTATTTGAAATATATGAAAGGGCTAAACAAATAACTTTATTAGACTCTTTTAATTCGGAGACATTACGAGAACTAGCCGAAGTTGAATTCCAGAATTTATTTAAATCTTTAGAAAATGAAGTCGATATTGTTGAAATATTAAGAACTATTAAAGGTTCAAAAGATAAGTTAATAGAATTGATGTCTAAATTTTCACCGTTTGAAAGATATATGTATTTTCAAGATAGTATCCCAACGACGCCATATATAAGTGAAACTTTAAGTAAACCATTCAATATTGAAAAATTTGTTGCCCCAAATAAACCAGTTAACGTTGAAAGCTATAAAAAACTAGAACTAAATTTATTAAATTATAAACCTGAAGAATATAGAAAAAATATATTTCCTTATTCTTCAAGTACATATTTAAATTATATTAATAGTTCACATTATGATTTAAATAATTTTAATTTTGGTGATATATTCAATGTTGAGACTACTGCTGGATTTATTTCCGAAAATTTAGATCCTAGAAAATGGGTAAAAGGCGAAAATACCGAAAATTTATTTTCACAAAAATTACGTGTAAATAAAGATAATGATCACTTTAATTTAACGCATATTTTAAATACCCCATATTTCCATAACCAACTTTATGAAGATTTTTATAAACCAACATTTGGGAAATATGCTGGATCTGCTTATTTGTTACTTAATTCATTACCATTTAAGGATTTAGAAGATTTGATAGTTGATACACCAATTAATAAATTAAGAATGGCAACCATGTTTAAGGAAATAGGTGCGATACATTATGTTCCCTATTTTTTAATTCTTAAATGGGGGTCAATATATCATAGATATAAAAACTATATCTACACAGGTACGGATATTTTAAATCCATTTCTTGATACCAATGGAATTACAAAACCAATTAATGGAAGTGAATTTTTTGATAATAACAAGGGATATGAATTTGACGTTCCATGTGAAACTTGTGAATATGATATACCTGTAAAATATAGCACTAACCTAAATACTGGCCTACATCCATATTACGACGCTATTTATCATCAAATTATTAATGGATATGCACATTTCAACCCTATGGATGCTGAACAATCATTTCACGATAATGTTTACGCAAATAATTTCAAGTGTCATCGTATTGTTATAAACGATTTAAATCAATGGACGTCAATTGTTGATAATTCCAAGTATCAATCGACTGATGATTTTTATACATTATTACCTTCATATTGTTTTAATAGAAGAATTAAAGATACTGTTTTATATCCATCTACCTTTAATGACGACTATCAAAATGCGTTTAGAGTAATTATGGAAGATGAAGATTTTTCTACTACATTTAGTGGTAAAACATTTTCCGGGCATAATGAATACATGAGAAACGTTTTAACGGATGACTTTTCAATAAGTTCGAATAATAAAAAACTTTTTGATTTAATTGCGACATTTAGCCCCGACATATTAGATCAATTTGAGGAAATTTTCTTAAAATTTGCGTCCGAAGATTTAAATGAGGAAATACCTCAAGTAATGTTTCCTGGTTTATCGTACAACTCATTCCAAAGTGTAATGAAAGATTTAATTCGAATCAAAAAATTTACTTATAATAACGTCACTGAATTAAACCTTAAATTAAGAGAAGAGCAGAAAAATAATTTCAAAAAAGTAACTTATAATATATTAAGTAGTTTTAACGTATTAAAATTAACTTTAGGTAACCCAAAAGAAATTAACTCATACGTATTAGAAGGATTTACTGATTACGCACCCAAAACAACATTTAACTATACAGGATATGATATTTCTCAATTAACTCAAGAAAATAAAGATTTAATAAAATTATTAATTGGTGAATATCCCGATTCCGGAATCAATTATTATGAAAAATTCTTTGAAAATTTGGATGTTAAATTAAATGAAGAAAATGTTCGTAATTTTAGGCCGATTATTTTAATATATGCGGGATATATTAAAAATAAAGAAACTGTGCCATTTAAAGACTATCTTAAAAGTAACATTTATGAATCTCCAAATGGGGCCAACATTAGATTAAATACTTATTTAAATTTCCTATTACCTAAATTTAATGACCCAGGATTTATTATAAGCAAAAATCAGGGAGTTAATGTGGAATTTTATGAAGGTTATAATGATGAGGGGTTAAAAATAGAATTATATAATTATTTTAAATCATTTAATGATAAATGGGCGTCAGGTAATTCCATAGGTCAAAAATTATTAATTGAAGAATTCTTATTCTTAGACAAATCAAATAGGGATATCGGTGATAGGGGATATATTAATCTTGATAGATTTTTAACACTTTTAGATTCAAAAAACGCGGAAGCAAATTTATATAGTGCAATATCTATTTTATTAGAGGGTAGTGGATTTGATATGAGGGCATTACCAGCTTATGTGAATTTTTACGGAAAATCTCTTTCGTCAAAAACAAGGATAACCCCATCAAGTACTGTCGCCGAAAATTTATTTGGCACATTTCTAGATGTGGATTATGAAGATTCAGAGCCTAAAGTAGTTATACAATATGTTGAAGGACCTTTATCAAAACATCCAGATATGCCGGGAAATGACATATCTAATAAATTTGTTGATGATAGTTTTGATATGTCAGATAATAATAATAATCCAATTATCATCACCGATCCTTCCGCATTTACTGTTGATACAATGTTAAAATCGAATAGAGCGGTGGCGTTTGAGGTAAGTTTTGGCGATCAAAATCAAGGTATTTTTAAGGGTGTAACGTTAGACCAATCGACATTAAAAAACACTACTGAATCTTTCGGAGTATTAGAAAATTTAGCCAGATCCGAATCGGGTGCTGGTGTTTATAATATTGATACGTCATTATTTGACTATTACAGACAAGCATCATATGCTTGTGAAGTGTCATCAATGGGTAATGTGATGATACAACCAACTATGTATTTCTATTTAAAAAACATACCAATGTTTAAAGGGTCATATTGGATCACTGAAGTATCACATAAGATTGCTAATAACACAATTAGCACAACATTCAAAGGGACAAGATTACCCAGAGCCGTATTCCCAGATCCTTTTGATACTTTTGTTGCAAGTTTTAAACCAATAATGGATAAAATTCTTCAGAGTGCCATTAATACTACAAAAAAAGAAACAAATTCGACTACAGGTTCTACAATTACGATTGAACAAGACGGACAAACTTATACAACTGACCCAGGTACTATAAAAATAGATGGGGAAACTTTATTAAAAGTGGCAGGAATAACCGATTTTGGTTTACCATATAATGGTTATAATGGCGAAGAATATATACAAAAGATTAGTTATAAGAAAAATGTTCATGGAACAAACCCTGAAAAAGATAATGAATGGTTTAGATCAATTGTAGTAAGAATGGGAAGCGAAAAAAATCAAATTTCAGACGATATAACTATGAATATTTTATGTAATCTCACAAAAGTTATAACAGATCCTGATCAAGTTTTATGGAAAGAATTAAAAACGTTAACAAAAACTCATGATTTCTATACATCAAAATTCGTATTAAATAGTAGCGATAAATCAACAATGATTAGCAATAAAAAAACAATATTTTTAAATCCTAATCCGGGAATGAATGACAAATCGATTACTTTAACGCCGAATTATGAGTTAATTAGAAACAATCCAACTTACCCCAATAAAAAATTAAATGTTACTGGTGCGGTTGGAGTCGGCCCAATGGAAAATGGATATGGCGTTGCAATGTCTGAATCATTAATGAGAAAATTAAGTTTACATGAAGGACAAGTAGTTTATTTCAAATTTTTATGATATTTATAATAAAAACATTATGAATACAATAAAATTAAAAAATAGTCTGGATAAATTTAGTAATCAAACTATTATTAAAAATGTATCTGACGATGGTATGGAATACGAACAATGTGATTTACAAACAGGAGAGTGTTACACTATGAGGTCAATAGACGGAATCGTAGAACGAATAAATAAAAAATATATTACCGATGACGGTAGACAATTATTAGAAGATTAATTATGTCAGAACTAGAAAAACAATTAAAAGAAGAATTAAAGCGTTTTAATCAGATTAATAGATACGCTAAAAAAATGATTATGGAACAAGATGTTCCTGAAGATCCCGCGGTAGGTGGTATGCCGCCAGCAGGTGATGTTCCCCCAGCAGGTGATGTTCCCCCAGCAGGTGATGTTCCTCCTGCGGGCGATATTCCTCAAGCAGGTGATATTCCTCCTGCGGGCGATATTCCTCAAGCAGGTGATATTCCTCCAGAGGGTGAAGACACAACAGAAGAAATGGATATTACCGACTTGGTTAATATGACAAAAAGTATTAAGCGAGATATGGAAAATAAACAAAGTGATAATATGGATGTTATCAATAAAATGGAAGATATTTTTACCAAACTAGACGATCTTGAATCTAAATTATCTAATATGGATTCAATTATTGATAGAATTGATCAAATGGGTGAAAAAATTCAACAAATGAAAGAACCAACTCCAGTTGAAAAACTTGAAATGAGATCGTTAGACTCTTATCCATTTAATAAAAACCCGGAACAATTTTTCCAAGAAAAAAAAGGTGAAATGGAAAGGACAGGTAAAAATTATCAAATAAAACCCGAAGATATAGATACTGACTATTCAAAGGAAACTATAATGAAAACTTTTAATCCTGATACAAATGAAGAAATTCATAGGTTCTAATGTAAATTTATTTTTAGGTGTACAATCGCAACTAAAAATTCTTCACTGGCAGGCCAAACAATATTCTAGTCATATGGCTTTCGGTAGCACATATGACGATTTAGACGATTTAATCGACGCCTTTATTGAGGGGTATATGGGTAAATATGGTCGATTTGAATTAGATGATGAAGAAAAAACAATTGAATTGGCAAATATGGAAGAAATGGATATTGAAGGATTTATTCATACAATGAAAGACGCATTAAATCAAATTGGTGAACAATTGGAAGATTCCGATACTGATTTATTGAATATTAGAGATGAAATGTTATCCATATTCAATAAATTATCATATCTGTTGACATTAGAATAATTAAAATATTAACAAAAAAAAAATAGCCGGGCTTTTTTTCCCGGCTTTTTTTATGTATATTTTGAATACAAACAAATATTATTTATAAATAAAAAAAAAATTAATTTTATGACTACATTAGAATCAGTACTAGAACAGTACGAAAAATCAAAACAAGCCACAAGTGGATTCGCAATTTCCCAAGAGGACCGTATGAAAAAGTATTTTACTACCGTTTTACCAAGCGGTATTAAAAGCGCAGAAAAAAGAATCAGAGTATTACCACTTAAAGATGGGACATCTCCGTTTGTTCCAATTTATTTCCATGAAATACAAGTTGATGGGAAATGGGTTAAATTATATGACCCAAAACAAGATAATAAACGATCTCCATTAAATGAAGTTTATGAGGGACTTATGATGACGGGTATTGACGCTGACAGAGAATTGGCTAGGCAATATAGGGCTCGTAAGTTTTATATCGTTAAAGTTATTGACCGAGACAATGAAGCCGACGGACCAAAATTTTGGAGATTTAAATCAACGTCAAAAGGCGACGGTATATATGACAAAATATATTCAATTTTCAAAAACAGAGGTGATATTACTGATATAGAAAACGGACGTGATTTAACAATATCTTTAGGTCTTGCTAAATCAAATAACGGTAAAGAATATACAACAGTTGTATCAATTATCCCCGAAGATAAATCACCCCTTCATTCTGATCCCGAACAAGCAAAAGAATGGGTTGAAGATGATATGGTTTGGTCGGACGTTTATTCTAAGAAACCTGAAGAATATCTTGTAATGGTGGCTAAAGGTGAAACCCCTAAATGGAGTATGGAATCTAAAAAATGGATTTCAGAATCAGACACTGAAGACGAAGAAACTATTGTTGGCACGTCTGAAACGGTCACAACTAAAAAGAAAGAAATAATCGTTGACCCACAAGAAAACGATGAGCCTGCTAATGAAGATGACCTTCCTTTTTAAATTTATCTAATTTTTAACTTTTCGGTATAAAACATAAATATACCGAAAAGTTATGATTAATATTATAGGAAAAATGTTCTAAATTAAAATATGAAAAGTAAAAAAAATGGCTATAAAGAAAAAAGAATTCGATTATAAACAAAAGTTTTCTACAAAAACAAAATATAAAGAACAAAAATTTTATTTTTGTGGGGAACCATTTTTAAAAGCATGTGGGTTACCAGGTCCAGTTATGGGAGGAATCAATATGTTTTTAGGTCACAGTAATACTGCTAAAACTAATGCAATGATTTTGGCAGCCGCCGACGCTCAGAAAAGGGGAGACTTACCCGTTTTTATTATAACAGAAAAGAAATGGAATTGGGAACATGCCGTTGAACTTGGATTACAAGCGTCAAAAGATGAAAATGGCGAATGGGAAGGAGATTTTATCTTTAATGACGGTTTTGATTATATTGAACAAGCAACTGATTTTGCTAATGAAATACTTGACGAGCAAGAAAAAGGTAATATTCCAAGAAACTTATTGATTTTATGGGATTCAATAGGATCTATTCCTTGTAAAATGACCTTTGACGGTAAAGGAGGTAAGATGCATAATGCATCAGTGCTTTCTGACACGATTGGCATGGGTCTACATTCACGTATCTCAAAATCAAAAAAAGAAGATTATCCATATTATAATACACTAGTTATCGTTAATCAACCTTGGGTAGAACTTCCAGATAATCCGTTTGGACAACCCGAAATCAAAGCAAAAGGAGGTGAGGCAATATGGTTGGCATCTTCGCTAGTTTTTTTATTTGGTAATCAAAAGAAAGCCGGTATTAGTCATATTGATGCCACTAAAAATGGCAGAAAGGTTTCTTACGCAACAAGAACTAAAATTTCAATATTGAAAAATCATGTCAATGGTATAGCATATAAAGACGGTAAAATTATTGCAGTCCCACAAGGATTTATTGATGATACAAAAGATGCTATTGAAAAGTATAAAAAAGAGTATTCGGACTATTGGAATGTTATTCTTGGTGGCGGTGATGGCGATATTATTTTGTCTGAAACTGATTCCGATGAAGAAATGGAGTAATTTATTAAAAAAATACGTTATTTAACATAAAATTTATTCAAAATGGTTTTATTAGTTGATGGTGATAACCTACTTACCATCGGTTTTTACGGTGTTAAAGACTATTTTCATAAGGGTGTTCATATAGGGGGCATTTACCATTTTATGAATACGTTAAGAAAAAGTTTTGAATTATATAATTTAGATAAAATAGTTGTTTTTTGGGACGGAAATAATAGTTCACAACAAAGAAAACTTATCTATGAACGTTATAAACAAGACAGAGGTAATCATAATAGATCTGAGGAAGAACAAAGTAATTATGATTATCAAAGAAATCGAATAAAACAATATTTGGAAGAAGTTTATGTTAGACAAGGTGAATTTGAATTTTGCGAATCAGACGATTGTATAGCTTATTATACACAAAACTCTCCTAATGAAAATAAAATCATTTTTTCGTCTGATGGTGATTTAACCCAGCTTATTTCCCCAAACACACAACTATATAATCCATCACATCACGTGTTGTATTCAGAAGGTGATAACATTATCTACAAGAAAGAAGAAATGATTGTAGACAACGTTAAAATTGCCAAAATTTTATGTGGAGATACATCCGATAATATTGCTGGAATCAGTAATTTTGGTATTAAAAAATTGTTATCGTTATTTCCTGAGCTTAAAACAAGGAAAATGTCAATTAACGAAATTATTGAAATGGCAAATGAGAAGCATAAAATAGATAAACATAACAATAGTTTAAAAAATCTTTTAACTGGTGTAACAAAATATGGGGTTTTTGGGGACGAATTTTTTGAAATTAATGAAAAAATCGTTATATTAGATAACCCATTACTTACCGATGAAGCAATAAATGAAATTAATCAACTAATTAATGATAATTTAGATACTGAAGGTAGATCGTATAAAAATTGTATGAAATTGATGATTGAAGATGGATTTTTAAATATTTTACCTAAATCTGACGATGCTTGGATAAAATTTTTAAACCCATTTTTAAGACTAACAAGAAAAGAAAAAAATAATAAAAAAACAATTAATATTAGAAATTATGAATAATCAAGAATCAACAAAATTTGAGTTTTTGTTAACATTAGAAGGAAACATTGTAGTACAAAGATTTTTCTTTGTTAAAGATTACAATCCAAAAGTTAAAAAATCGTTAGATTTGTACGAATGCGTATCAAATATTTGTGATGATATTATGCTAGATTTGAAGAAAAAAACCTTTGAATATATGACAGATAGTCAAAATTTTTATCAGTTTTCAGAAGAGTATGAAGAAGAAAAAGATGTATCGAAAGATAATTTTTTAGTAGAAATTAAACAGGGAAACGAAGTATTTATTCAAAGATTGTTTCCCGCAAATGTATATCATCCCAAGGTAAGATATACGGTAGATATTAGGCCAAAGATTAAAGAAATTTTATCTTCATTGACTAATACTCTGTCACTTAGAGATGTGGACACAACTTATTTAAATTATGAACTAACAAAATAACATGAAGGATTTAACATTTGGACATTTAGGATCAACTTTTCAGGAAACTTTAATTAAAGCGATAATAGAAGATAAAAAATTTGGAGAAACAATTATAAGTGTGATTGACAGCAAATATTTCGATAATAACTCTTTTAGGTATATTATGGAAAATATTAAGGAAATCCATGAAACATATAATCGTATACCTGATTATCTTGATATTTCACAGAAAATAATGTCTGAAAGTAAAGATTCAAATTCAGGAAGAATCCATCTTGACACTTTAGATAACATAAAAAATAACACCCAAAAAATTGATATTGTAAAAGACAAATCTTTAAATTTTTGTAGACAACAAAATTTGAAGAAAGAATTAAAAATTGTTCAAAATATCATAGACAATGGGGATTTTGAACAATATCAAACAATAGAAGGTATTATTCAGAAAGCATTAGAAGTAGGAGTAGTTAGTGAAGACGCAATTAGCGTTTTTACTGATATTGATTCTGCACTGGAAAAAGATTTTAGAGAGCCAATACCTACAGGCATTGTGGGTTTGGATAATCTATTAAAAGGTGGTTTGGGAATTGGTGAATTAGCAGTATTGTTAGCTCCTACAGGTGTTGGTAAATCTTTAGGTAACTCAGAGCCAGTATTAACACCTAATGGTTGGACAGAAATGGGTAAAATAAGATTGGGGGATAAAGTCATAGGATCGGACGGAAAACCTCAATATGTCACTGGGGTGTTTCCACAAGGATTAAGGAAAATATATAGAATAGATTTTACAGACAATACTTTTGTTAATTGTGATGAAGAACATTTGTGGAGTGTTAACACTTTAAACATGAGGGAGTCTAAAACTAGAAAAAATGGAGTAGTTATTTACAAGCCGAACAACGGATTTATAACTTTAAAAACGTCAGAAATGATAAATAGTATTAAAAAAAGAGGACGTTTTAATTATAGATTACCGTCTATTTGTCCTGTAGAATTTAATAAAATTAAATTAACTATTGATCCATATTTAATGGGATTATTCCTTGGTGATGGGTTTTTATGTGAAGATTGTTCATCAAATATCACTACTAAAGATGATGAAATATTTGATAACATTAAACATCTATCAGAACATACAAGTTTTAATGAATATTTAAGAAATAATAACACATTATCGATAAAAAGAATCCTCTTTAAGAAAAATATTAATAATAGATTAAAAGACTACGGATTATTAGGAAAAAAATCAAACAATAAGTTTATTCCTAATGATTATCTTTTTAATTCTTTAGAAGATAGAGTATCTCTATTACAAGGATTAATGGATACTGATGGATATATAAGTAAAAGTGGAACTATTCAATATACAACAGTATCAGAACAATTATCAAAAGATGTGAGAGAATTAGTATTATCATTAGGGGGTAAAGCTAAAATAAAATTAAAAACACCATATTATACTTATAAAGGAATAAGGAAAAAGGGACAATTATCGTATGTAATTACAATATCATTTTCAAATAATATTGTTCCATTTAAACTTTCAAGAAAAATTATTCGATATAATAAAAGAACAAAATATGTTGATCAAAAATTTATTAAGTCAATTGAATATTCACACGAAGAAAATGCCACATGTATAAAAGTTTCAAATACTGATGAATTATTTGTTACAAGAGATTATGTTTTAACGCATAATACAACTTTTTTAACAAAAGTGGCCAACACCGCCTATAATTGTGGAAAAAATGTTTTACAACTGTTCTTTGAAGATAATAAAGATGTAATCAAGAGAAAACATTTTACTATTTGGTCTGGAATATCGCCAGATGAACAGCCCGATTTTAAAGAAGAAGTTATTGAAAAAATTAAAGAAGCCGAAAGTTTATCACAAGGCGAACTTCGTTTATTAAAATTACCTAGCAGTAGTGTAACCGTTTCTGATATTAAATCAAGAATTAGAAAGATGAAATCAGAAGGGTTTAAAATTGATTTACTTGTCATTGATTATGTTGATTGTATTATACCTGAAAAAACGGTTTTTGGGGAAGAATGGAAAGGTGACGGACCGATAATGAGGTCTATCGAAGCGATGTGTGATGAATTTAATATCGCCATTTGGGTCGCCACACAAGGTAATCGTGATTCTATAGCTTCGGAAGTTGTAACAACCGATCAAATGGGGGGATCTATTAAGAAAGCACAAATTGGGCACGTAATTGTCTCAGTTGGTAAAACTTTGGAGCAAAAAGAACACAATTTAGCAACAATGACACTATTGAAATCACGAATTGGTAAAGATGGCATTGTATTTACAAACTGTCTTTTCAATAACGAATTTATTATTATTGATACAGAAACACAAAGTACTTTACTTGGTATTAAAGAAGAAAAAGAGCAGGAAAAAGTTAATCGTCAGCGTGAAGCGTTTAATCGAAGGCAGCAGTTAAAAGGAGCTGAATAGTAAAAAAAAAATAACCATTAAGTGGTTATTTTTTTTCCATTTTTACGTATTATTTAAATTATAAAAACAAAAAAAAACATATGGACGTATCACAAAAAATACTCTCAGACTTAACGATTTATATGAAATATGCAAGATATATTCCGAGTCTGAATAGGAGAGAAACGTGGGATGAAATAGTTACCCGCAATATGAATATGCATATAAAGAAGTATCCACACATTGAAAATGAAATTAAGGACGTATATAAAATGGTATATGATAAGAAAATTTTACCTTCTATGAGATCAATGCAATTTGGGGGGAAATCCATTGAAATCAGTCCAAATAGAATTTACAATTGTGCTTATCAACCAATTGACCACATAGATGCCTTTGCCGAAACAATGTTTTTACTTTTAGGCGGAACAGGCGTTGGTTATTCGGTTCAAAAGCATCATGTGGAAAAATTACCTGAAATAAGAAAACCTAATCATGATAGAACTAGACGTTATCTTGTAAGTGATAACATTGAAGGATGGGCAGATGCAATTAAAGTTTTAATTAAATCGTATTTTGGGTATTCTTCGTCAATACCAAAATTTGATTATTCGGATATTCGTCCAAAAGGGGCCGCATTAATAACTTCTGGAGGTAAGGCACCTGGTCCTAAACCATTAAAAGATTGTATTCATCATATTACTAATCTTCTTGAAGCGAAAGAAGATGGAGATAAACTTCAGCCGATAGAGGTTCATGATATTATTTGTTTTATTGCGGACGCAGTTCTAGCAGGAGGCATTCGTAGGGCGGCATTGATTGCCTTATTTAGCGCTGATGATATTGAAATGATTTCATGTAAAAGTGGAATGTGGTGGGAAACTAACCCACAAAGAGGTAGGGCAAATAATTCCGCAGTTTTATTGAGACACAGAATTACGAAAGAATTTTTCATGGATTTGTGGAAAAGAGTTGAAGCTTCAGGTGCCGGGGAACCTGGAATTTATTTAACCAATGATAAGGATTATGGAACAAATCCTTGTTGTGAAATTGCTTTAAGACCTAATCAATTCTGTAATTTATGTGAGGTAAATGCTTCGGACATTGAATCACAAGACGATTTTAACGAAAGAGTTAGAGCCGCAGCGTTTATTGGAACATTACAAGCAGGATACACCGATTTTCATTATTTGCGTGATGTTTGGAAAAGAACAACCGAAAAAGACGCATTAATCGGAGTTTCATTAACAGGAATTGGATCAGGTAAAGTATTAAAATATGATGCTAAAATAGCTGCAAAAATTGTAAAAGAAGAGAATATTCGTGTCGCTGAATTAATCGGTATTAATAAATCCGCAAGAACAACAACTGTCAAGCCAAGTGGTACGGCATCTTTAGTTTTGGGTACATCTAGTGGTATTCACGCTTGGCATAACGATTACTATATTCGTAGAATTAGAGTTGGAAAAAATGAACCCATTTATACTTACCTATCTATTTATCATCCAGAATTATTGGAAGACGATTTTTTTAGGCCACACGACACATCTATCATTTCAGTTCCACAAAAAGCACCCGAAGGATCAATTTTAAGAACCGAAAGTCCGTTACAATTATTGGAACGTATTAAATATATTTCACAAAACTGGATTAAACCTGGACATAGAAGTGGATCAAATAGTCATAATGTATCCGCAACAGTTAGTTTAAAACCTGAAGAATGGGAAGAAGTTGGTGAATGGATGTGGAATAACAGAGAATTTTATAATGGTTTAGCTGTATTACCATATGATTCTGGGACATATAAACAACCTCCTTTTGAAGATTGCACCAAAGAAGTTTATGATGAAATGTTTAATCATTTACATACCATTGATTTAACAAAAGTTGTCGAAATGAACGATAATACTAATTTATCTGGGGAGATTGCATGCTCAGGGCCGATGGGATGTGAAGTTAAATAAGAAAACATTTTAATATTTTATATATTTATAACTATGACAACATATGGAATTGATTACCCATTTAGGGATAGTTTTAAGGGTGACTTTCTAAAGATGACAGAAACACCCGAAAGAGAAATAAGGGCAAATCTAATACATTTACTTTTAACAAGAAAAGGTAGTAGATATTATTTACCCGATTTTGGTACTAGACTTTATGAATATATTTTTGAACAAAACGATGTGATTAGTTTTAGTTTAATTGAGGAAGAAATTAGGGAAGGTGTTAAAAAGTATATACCCAATCTAGATATTACAAGTATTAATATCATGCCAGCGGAAGATGATCCAGATCATTCAAAAAGTTATTCACAAGACGAAGATGAAAGATTATTTAGAATTTCTGATAATTCAACAATACCATATACGGCTAAAGTGAAGATTGAATATACTGTTAATAACGGAGCGTTTTCGTCTTCGGATTTTATAATAATTAATATATGATGGGAAATTTAAAATTAATAAATATCCTTAAAGAATCTGTTTTATCTGCGAGAGATATGTATGAAGGATTTAATGAGGAAGAACTAACAGAAGATTATCCTGAAGGATTTAATTGGGACGAATTTAAAAAATTACCTAATCATTCAAAAAGAATAAAATACGCTAAAGATAATTTAGGTAAACCGATTGGTAAGGGTTCATCAAGAATTGTTTTTAGAGTTGATGAAACAAAAGTCCTAAAACTGGCGTTAAATCAAAAAGGTATCGCTCAAAATGCTACAGAAACAAGTTGGTATGGCGATTCATATTATGACGATTTACTAGCACAAGTGATTGATTTTGATAAAGAAAACGATTTGTGGGTTGAAATGGAATTGGCGTTTAAACCCAAAAAGGCGGATT